ATAGTCTTGTGTTGATCTGGGCACATCAACAACAACAATAATTGGATGTTTCTTTTTTGCTATAGCATGAAACATGTCATTTGATTTACCTGTGACTACAATTGCATCGTGTTTGACCACGAGGTATTTTGCCAAGGAAGTTTTTCCTACACCACCTGTTTTTTCCCAAAACCAATGGATGGTTCTCTTATCTGGTTTTTGTTTGATAATGTTTAATACATTAAGTTGCCAACCATATGGTTCTTCTAGTTCAATTCTTGGAGGTGTTTTTATATTATAAATCCATTGCCTACCTGTACAAGATTCGTATTTTGTACAGTATTCAAGAGAGGCATTGATAGATTTAGTAACTTCCCAATGAATAGTTGGATCTATTTGTTTTAATGCTGTCAAGCGTTTACGGTCACGAAAACAACATGATCCTTGGAGATGAGGTGTTCCTGATTCTCCTATCTCTTCTTGGAAAACGAACCATCTGCATTCATGACGAAATATTTGATCTAAACGATCTATTTGAGATTCTTTATGGTTATTTAGGGTAAAGAACCAGTAATTTGAAAGATTTCCTTGTTTAACGGGCGGAGTAACAGTATTACCTCCGCCCGAACTAATATGATCTATTTGATCTGTCATGATTTATAATCTTGATAAATAAAAAAAAAATGATGATTCAAGCGCGTCAACGCCGGAATAATATGGGACTTATGGGTGCCGCTATACGTGGTGCCGGGTTTGCGTATCGCAACCGTCGTGCTATAGGCGATCTTACTCGAATGATGAAGCGTGTATCAACGTCTTCTCCTAGAACTCGCCGAGTTAATCCTTCTGGAAATACTGGTCAACAAGCACCAACAGTTTACGCCGGTGGCAACGATTTTACTCGTAGGAAATCGACTTTTAGTCGTACGAAACGTCCTAAGACAAATGCTGAGAAAATTGATTACAACAAGATGTTAATCAAGTCTTTGATGCAGCCGGCAACGTACCGTGCTCAAAATATCACAAATTATGATACTAGTCTTGGTGCAATTCAACTCCGTAATTCGGAAATTGGTCCTGGTAATCCGGTTTCTTCTCCAGTTCATGTATGGGATTTGACCACCGTACCTAATCAAGGGACAACTGATGCAGCTGGGTTTGCATTCGGATGGTCTATACCAGGTAGTATCGCGGATGTAACGCGTACTCCTATTCCTACACAACAACCTGACGGATCTCAAGATGTGACAGGTCGTTATTTTAATGAAAATGGTGTTCCTGCTAGTCCATTGAATATAGAAAATGGATTTCATGCATGGACATCAGTCAATATTAATTTTTATGGTCCCCGTAAGCGTACTACATGGTTCGAAGTTATATTTTTTACTCCTGTTGATCAATTCGCTGATCCAATTCGCGCATCACTTTCGAACACTGAGCTCAAATATTGGTTACAGTTTATGGAGCGACCTTTGATTTATAGTAATCTTCAGACAGACGTGGCTGGTAAGGGTTATAATAAGATGAAAATTATTCGTAAATACAAGTATTTTATTTCATCATCACAGACTACGGATGTAGATACCTCTGTTGGAAAAATCAAGCAGGCTAAGATTTTTATCCGTCATAGTAAGATGATTGACTTTGACTGGCAGCATGATGCTAATTCTGGTGCAGTTATTTCTCATAGGCAAGAAGATGGAGTCGATTATGTAACAGATTCATCTGATATTAATTATCCACATAGTAAACAACGAGTTTACATGGCTATTCGTGCATTTGCTCCAGAGCGGACAAATACGAATGAACCTCCTGATGCCGACATAGACCCGACTTACGATATTGTTATTCGTAACCATTGGTCTTTCTGCAAACAGCAGGGTCGTTAAGGGTCTTTGGAAATTAGTTTTTGAGATTCCGCTCCCCCTACCCTTTAGGGGAGCGGAATTCAGAAAAAAATTCTCAATATTTTTCTGTGTTATAAATCAACCCCATCAATTTCAATGATATTCCATCTGTCACTTGACATTTTGGATATATCAGGTTTCTCATTTGCAAAAACAATTACATGCGGCGAGTTGAAAACCAACTGACAACTATCAAATTTTCCACTGAAAATTAATCCATTTTTTATCATTTCAATTGCTCCGTAATTGACATAGTCTTGTGTTGATCTGGGCACATCAACAACAACAATAATTGGATGTTTCTTTTTTGCTATAGCATGAAACATGTCATTTGATTTACCTGTGACTAC